AGTCGCCGGGTTTGGTGAACTGGTTGACAGTACTACTCAATGGTTATCCACGCCGGCTGCTGCGGAATTTTTTTATGAACGCCAAGGACAACTCAATGCATTCTACCGTGAGAGTGGAATACAAGACCAGTGGCAAGACATCATAACACAGCGTGCTACACGTGGTGCTGACATAGCCGAACAAGTATACAACTACGCTCGTAGCATCAACGCACCAGAAGGACTAGTAGAATACAACCAGCGTGAACGTGCAATTCTAAACAGTATCTGTGACAATCAGTATGAACTTGTCAAGAATGCATCGGAGTATGAAGTCCAAGGAATCCGTAGAAGTATCTTACAGGATGTAGCCGAAGGAGTTAACCCACGACAAACCAGCTTGCGTGAGGTACAGCTCACACCCATCAATGGATTAAGCCCTGAACAAAGAGCCGTCACAATCGCACGTACCGAGACAGCAACCATCACCAACACGGCAACACTCGAACAATACCGTAGTGATGGCATCGAGTATGTGGAATTATCCACCGGGCCGGGTTGTTGTGAGGAATGTGAGGAAATGGCCGGACAACTTGTTGAGATAGAGGTTGCAATGGAAGACCCTACCCTGCACCCTAATTGTAGGTGTGCGTGGAAGGCAGTACTACCAACATTGACAGCTGAGCATCCAACTGAGTCGGAGGGATGGCTTAACCAATAAGCACACAAGAAGTAGAGGAAAATCAATATGATACAGAAACAATTCACAATTCCATGTACCACAAAGAGCATACAAACGAAGGACACAGAAGGCAACAACACACTATACCTCACAGGTATAGCTAACACTGGCATGGAAGACCTAGTCGGAGATGTTGTCACACAGCAAGCACTAGAAAGCATCGCCGAACAAATACCACTTCACAACTTGCATATGGATCATAATCATGACTGGGATGGTATTGTCGGACGAATGACTGAAGGATGGGTAGCTGATGATGGTGTTCACTTCAAGGCACGTATATTGCGTGAACGTGCCGGTGAGATTCAATCCTACCTTGACCAGGATGTCATAATGGGTGCTAGTATTAGTGGCTGTTGTGAATACGAGGAAAACAGTCTTAGTGATATTGTCCAGTGGCAGTTGACTGAGATAAGTTTGACTCCGATTCCATGTGACCAGGCAACACTGGGAAGTGTAATGGTGGCTAAGTCTTTTGTGGATGCAGTAAGTGGATTAAAGAAAATAAAAAATGATGAAGGTGATAAAATGGCAGAAGATAACAATGAAGCCGTGACTACAGAAAAGGTAGAGGAAATGATTAACACGGCAGTCAATGAAATAAGAGAAGACCTTGCAGAAGTGGTAACACAGAAAGTTGATGAAAAATACGATGCAAAAATTAATGAGTTAGTGTCTCGTATTGAAACTCTTGAAAGTCAACTTGAAGACTCCACCACAGAGGGAGAAGAAGGCACCACCACAGAAGGGGAGGGTGAATCTACTCCCGCAATAAATGGTGAGGGTAAGACAGACGATGAAGAAGAAGATAAATCATCTGATGATGAAGACGAAGATGAATCTCAAGAAGATGAAAACAACGAAGACGACGACGATGAAGACAAGTCCGTCAACTTCGCCGATGAAATCAGAAAAGCAGTCAGAGAAGAAATAAAGAAAGTCTTCAAATCCAACCCAGAACCCGAATTCCAGTACAAGGATGACAAGAAAAATGTAACCAATGACGTGGATATTAGCAAAGGCTACACCCCACGTGAACTAGCAGAAATGCTAACACAACAATAAAAAAGAAAGAAAAAACAAGAATGGAGTTGATTATATATGGATAACGAACTCAAAAACCTATACGAATCAGTAAACAAAGCAATACAAGCAACAACCAACGCACCCAACATAATGCAAATCACCCCCGACCCAGAAATACACAGCAAAACAGTCGAGGAAACAAGCTTCCTATCATTCCTCCGTATGCAGAACCGTGAAGAAATGGTAAACACTAGTAAAGTATCATTCCTAGAAGAAAGCCCAACCAACACTGCAAGTGTAATTGCTGAGACCGGTGACATACCAGACTACGCCGTGACCAGCTACACCGAAGTAGCAGAAACAATGAGAACCATCGCCACAGGATTCAAAGTATCCATGATGGCACAGATGGGAACAACCGCCGCAGATATCCTACAAACCGAGATAAGCCGTGGTTACACCCTCGTGAACAACAAGATGGACTACTTATTACTTAACGGTGACAGTACCAGCAACGCCCTTGAATTCGACAG